AATCACAACATCTAGCTTTAAAGCATCAAGCTCCATAAGGTCTTTGATGTCGGACTCTTTGAATAAGTTCTCACCATCCTGATCACATAAGTGGTCAACAATGGTGTAGAGCCTTGCTTTCCTGATAGCATCTCGCGAAACCTCGCCATCCTTGCCATAGAGAGCAGCAAGTCGCCGTGATCTCTGAAACTCAGAAACAGGCTTGACCCAGGCTTCTTGCCCGAACACCTGTTCCTTGAGCTTTTCAGGTTTAGTGCAAACTAACTCAGCCAATAATTGTTTCTTCGTCAAGCTCATCGTCATCATCCTGATTAAGCAATTCTTCGGGTAGTTCAGGTGGCTCGACTGACGTAACGTCTTCACGCTCCATCAACTTTGCAACCTCTTCTTCAATCCATTTAGAAGTGACTGGATCGACCTTCTGAAAGAAGATCAACTTACTTCCCTCTTTCCATCCAATCAGTCCGATCTTTTGGCGAGAGTCTTCATCACACAGAAAGACCCAGTACTGTTCGTGTACTACTTCTTTCTTTGTCGCTAAATGGATTCCGACATGCGTTTCAAGTTCGACATGTTGAGACATGGCATCTCCTTGGTGGTGGTGGAGGAGTTAATTTATTTACCCGACGGTTGGACCAGTGTCGCCATCGAAAACGAAGGTGAAACTGTTTTCCATCAGACCATTGATCTCAAGAGATCCGCCGGAAGCAGATGAGATGAAACCAGTTCCGCTGATGGTATAAGTTGCCATAGTTCCGTTAGAAGGTGTCGTTCCTGCAGTAACGGCAGGGACAACAATAGTTAGCGTGTCTTGCTCTCCATCTGGAACATCAGGTGCGCCAACGCTCACATAAGTGACTTGAACCTCACCTGCATCGATAAGACCGCCAGCAAGCTTCTTCATGAAGCCACCAACAGCATCCTCAAGGCAACTAGCGTCGATTGCCTCAAGTGAAAATTCAGGTAGAGATACTGAACGCACGCATCCAACTGCGCCGCCGTTCGTAAGGGTTACGGTAGTTCCCTGTGCATGGTAGCCTTCTACAGCCATCTAATCATTCCTAAGTTCTTGCGTAATTGATGAAGTATTCTTGGCTACACCAATAGCCTCGTTCGTCGCTGCCATCAGCAGGTGCGACCAGTTCCCAAGACGTTCCAGACTCGACTGTAACGCCCTGTATCGGGTGAGTGCTGTCGCTGGATGTGTGTCCAACGAGAGCATCTTCGATAGCTTCCTGAGCCGCCTCTGCTGCACTTCTGGTTGAGCAAATGATGTCAACCTTTAGCCTTGCTGAGTAAAGCCTGATCTGACAGTTATCAAGAGCCGCTCTTGCGTTAGTGCTAGTGATTGTCAGAACAACGATTGGAAGATCGTCATCTTGTGGTGGATTGTCTGCGTAGATCCTTTGTCCAACTAAGTCAGACACGCTCGGATCTGCTCGGAGTAGAGTGATAAGTTGTGGTACTGGCCGCATTAGAACTCTCCGGTTGTACCGTTCACTTCACCCATTTTAGTTTTCCAGTGCTTCAAAGCTTTGTATATTGCTTCTACTTGCTGGCTCATTGTTTCTTCAGCAGCGACACCCATAAATGGTCGAGGTTTCAGTGGCCTGCCCCTTTGACCTGTCGTCCTCTCAACTCTTCCTGACTGTGCTGCAATCTTTCTGTCGAGCCTCAAGTCTTTCTTTGATTGTCTAGGCCACCACTTGTGGTTTGGTGCGCCAGAACTTTGACCGTCTCTTGGCTCATGCGTGTGTGCAAAGTTTTTGCCTTGACCTGATTGGTATTTAGGTCCAACAATTTGACTCGACATCAAGCCGCCTTCTTTACGGCTTATGTTTTTCTTGATGATCATCCCTTTGTCAGCAAGTGACGGGAAATTTTCGCCACGCTTGTTCAGGACTTTCTTAGACCATTTTTTCCTAGTGCCAGTCTTCTTCGACATGCCGATGTGGTCTTCACTTCCACCGGTTTTAATGTTCGATATAGCACGCTTTCTAACAATCGTTGCTGCATATCCTACTGCCGTTGGACATACCTTTTTAAGCAACTCGTTGTGCAATAATTCAAGGTCTTTAGCCAAGTCTGTCATGTGCATTTGAACGGCTGTTCCTTTGCCGCCCTTGCCACGCTTGGAGCTAATAAAAGACCCAACCTTTTGATCAAGCTTGCTTTTAAAACTCACTTGGTACTCCGCAGTTCGAGTCTTACAGTGAACCCGTCACCAGACACATCTCTAACTGCTGTGATACCGTATGTCTTACCATCAATTATACAGCGGCTATGAGACGATACCGTTGCTGCATCGATTTGTGGTTTATCTCCGATGGCAACCTTCTCGGTAGATGATTTCGTCATCATGCCGTCGATGATCTCACCGCCAGTTGTGTCAATAAGTTCGCAAGGCCAGCTATCGACAGCGGTCGTCCATGACCCACTGCCATAACTGATCTGCCCATACTCATCCTGAGTAGCAGGAGGGTTTTGAATCAACGCTAAGTAATTGCGGTGACCAATCCTCTTGCGGTTAAATCCTGTTACCTTGGGCATTACGGATACGAACTCCTGATCAGCTTCTTGACGATGTTCTCATAACTTCGCCCATCATTGCTATTGACCAAGTTCTCTTGAGCCGGATCGAAGTAATAACGACCAACCTCTAAGAGGATCGCTTGTTTGAACAACCGAGGCAGGCAGTCTTCGCTGGTGACTCCACAAGTGAAGTTCACAAAGACTGTATCCCGCTCGCTTGGAGTCAGTAATGTTTCCGGCCACCCTTCGTCGTCATTGAGGCAGGTGACCGCATTACGTCCAGAATCGAGTTGGTACTGGTCGGTTGCAAGTGTTTGAGTTGCACCATCATCGTCCACATAGGTAATTGAACTGATGGCAGTGGCAGACCCCATGTTCAACAGAATCGCTTTTCCATCTTCAGGAAAACCATACTGGCTCTGTTGCCACGATGCCTGAACAAGACATCTTTCAATGTCTCGTTCAAGCTGTTCCGTTGCACCCTCAATCAGCCTTGTTAGCAGATCGTCCTGACTGCTTCCGCTTAGACGAAGATGAGCCTTTGCTTCTGCCAGAGTTACTGCCAGAAACTGAGGGCTTGTCGTCCTTTTGAGCGTCCACTGCATCCTGCACGATCTCGATTGCGTTGAAGTCTAAGAGGGTCTTGATGACGCCAGGCTTGAGCGTGGAGTCATCAATCACACGACCCGCCTCAAAGCCGAGACGAGTCGTCTTAAATCGATACCTAGTCATTAGGTAATCGTGATCTTGGAAAGGACTTCTGGGTTAGCAACCTTGATGTCGATACGCTCGGTTGCAACAACACCAATCTGATCATTCTCCATGTAGAGTTCGTTCAGGGTCTTGAAGTTCAACGCACGACGATCACCGAAGTAAGCACCGAGTCGCAAGTCACCGAAGACTGCAACAAGATCGCCGGAAGCAGGTGCTGCTGGCAAGCAACTTACTAGGTTGACTGGGTAACCAAGAAGCAGAGGACGCTGACCACCTTCGAGGTCTGCAATCGCGTTCCCACCGGCAGCGTTCAGAAGATCGCGTACCTGAGAATGGAACACAACTGGCGACATGTACCACTCGTTTTGCGCACCAATGATTGGGTTGCCAATGCCTGCTGCACATGCAGTCAAGTCAGTGAGAGCCAAAGCACCAAGAGAAGCCACATTCGTGTCATCAACACTTGCGTCTCCCTTGATACCAGCAGTGTTTACACCGCCAGCTACACCATTAAAGAGGTTTTTGTCCTCTTCAATACTGATACTGTATGCAATCGATTCCACAACCACATTGAGGATATCAACAATCGAGTCTTCAGTGATCTCGGTTGACATCTTGACCAGTGCCGCGAGCTTCTTGGCCGTCATGGAAACTTGCCCAAAGGAAAGGTCGCTCTCCGTTATTTGAGCTTGCTCGGCTGGGTAATAAATTTGAGCATGTGCAGTGACCTTTGGAACTGTCCAAGTGTCTGCTGACATGACAACACGCTGACATGCTTGACGAGCTACGCCATATGATTCCAGCAAGTTAATTAACGCATCGGACAATGGATCGGGAACCAGATTTCCACCGTCAGCAGCAGTGGTAATGTTCTGCGATGCCATGAACTCTTTTGCACGACGATTTCCGCCGAGTGCAGCTAGCCACATGCCGGATACAAAAGCATCTTCGGAACTCGCGAAATGCTTTGAACGCTGGTTCTTTACTCTTGCTGGGATCACTTCCTTGTTTTCCTCGATTGAGTCTTCGATTTGTGCAGGCTCAACAATCGAGCTTGCCTGGGGAACTGCCTTAGCT